TCATATTTTTCCAAGGAATCTTATTTGATGTATTATTTTGATTCGCATTCTTTTTTATTTGTTTTATGTTTTGTATGTAGTTGGACGTATTTGGTCTGTTATTGTTGTTGGCAAAGTTAAGACGACGACCACCATTTACCATAAACGTCATCCGCGCTCTTCGCATACGGCGAAGGGCATTGGGATCTATTCTTCGCGGCCTGGCCTGTCCCACATTATTTTCATTCGTGTTTGAGTTTGTATTAATGAGTCGCAACTCACGGGCTCTATTGTAGTTATTTGTGTTGTAGTTTGAATTATTGATTCGCACCATATTATCATTCGCTGGATCTCGCATCTTGTAGTTTATAAAGATTTAAATTGATACGTGCTTATGAAGACATACACATCCCACGACGGTATTCAAATCAAAGTGGGTGAAACTGCAAAGGAGAATGATGACTTGACCCTTTCGAGTTACCCCAACGAGTGGTGGATGCATGTAGATGGAGGCGCCGGAGCGCACGTCATAGTGTGTCACGAGGAGCATACAATTCCCAAAGAAACAAAGAGGGATGCCGCGATCCTGGCGATACACCACAGTAAAACCGCAAATACAAAAATGATTCGGGTCAACCTCGTGAGGGTTAATCAAGTCATAAAAAATGAACGAATAAAAAACCACGGACAAGTCTACCTGGATGGTGAAGTCGTGCAACTCACAGTCTACCCAAATAAGGAGAAGGAGAGACTTACCAGGCTATTAAAAAGATGAGACGTGTATAATACAAAATGTCCCTCAAAGATACCAAGGATGTCACGTCCCGCGAGACCCCCGAAGCTATGGACAAGCGCTTGTTTGAAGCTAAATTGGCTGCGATGGAAAAGGCTATGAAAGGCGAAAAGATCCGCTACAAGTCCAAACGAGACCCCGAGAGATTCTTGGATTTCTTGGAGTATCGATTGAAGATTTGGGAAAAGCTTCAAGATGAGACATTCTACGCGAAGCGAATGTATGAAAAGACGAAGGAAGTCATTGAGGGTCTCAGTTGAGACTCGAGTAGTGACCAGCAATGTAATACACATCTTCAAAACCCAATTCCTCTAATTTCTCCGCCGCAAATCTGGCCCGTTGTCCAGTGTTGCAGTAGACGAGTAACCCCTTCTTTGGAAGTTCCGTAGTTGTTTTCTTATTGATTTTATTGACTGGGATGTGGAGAGCTCCCCGGTAATGCCCAGCTCTATATTCCGCGATCGTGCGAACATCAATGACCTTCTTTATCTTTCCTGAACGAATCATTGTCTTGGCTTCTTTAGAACTCACGAGGTTTTCACCAAAGTATGTGTAGGCGGCTGCTGCTGCTAGACCTCCTGCAATAATAAATGGGAGCACCATTTATAATATACTTAGATTTTACTCCCTGCCCAATTCACAATCTGTGTGAGTGTCCAAGAAGGTTTGATGTTCGTTGTGAGGTCAAGCTTCATTAAACTTTTTTTTGCTTTCTCGACATCAAGTTTTGGTATTTGTACTATATGATTTAGTCTGAATCTATTACCTTGTGTGTTTGTGACTTTGATATAATATGGAAAGTTTGTGACAAAGTATTTCCATTTGAGGGTCTTTCTTTTTGAGGGTGGTACATATTTATGAATGAGACCCCATACGACCATTTTTATGAAGACGAGTCTATCCCGCGGATCCTTGGGTCCGAGGGGTGTTCCCAATATGTCATGCATCATAGCTATGAAAGCCTCAATGTAGCAAAAGTGATGTTGAGACAATTCATCGTATTGTGAAATCTCAAAAGACTTTTTAAGAACTCGCGGGTTCCGTATACTAATCTTTGTATCCTTGAGGAGTTTCTTGTAATTGTTCACATCTGTGGTCACAAAACCACCCGTTGGTTGGAATGGGGTATTCTTTTTCCGTATTTTGTAATCCCTCCCGTAGACTGTTTTGAGTTCATTTTTAAACTCGGATCTACCAGCACCCATTGAATCGAATAAATCAATTGTCTTGTTCTGGTGACTAACCTTGGCGAGTGCGTAGTGGCCACTATTATCGGAGTAGGTATGCGCCATATGAACATATGTAACACCACTTCTATTATTTGTGGGTTTGTTCATATTTGAAGTTCTTTTGCATTGAAATTTGAAATCGTAGCCAGCCTCCTTCTTGATATCCTTGCCAATCCGTTCAAAAATACCTTGTTCTTGGAGAAGTTGCTTCGCCACTTCACTGGCATCCTCTATAGCCATGAGATACCTCGCCGCAGTATTCGTAGTCATTCGGCGTTCAATGTAGTCACTCGTATCAATCTCAGCAGTTTCACCATCCTTTACATTCAAAAGGGTGGTACGAACATTTCTGTTCTTAATGAGCTTGATAGGAGTAAGATTCATCTATTCTTATATTATTGTTATTTTTTTAACCTTGGATTATTTATAGGTTTTGCATATTTCCAATACAATTTCATTTCAGTTGGGGATGGAATAACACCTCGGTTGAATTTACGCTTAATCTTTTCTAATGTTTTCAATTCTGCTTGTTTCTGACGATTTATAATTTGTATATTCTTATTGAAATTTGCCCACATTTTTGGAGATAAAGCCTTTTGTCTATTTATGATATTCATATATTAAGTAAATATATTAGTTACCAAACGCGACACCAGCCATACCATTCTTCACGCGAAGAATGTTATAGTTCACCGCATAGATGCGAGCAGGGCTTGAAGCGCTCGCGGAGGTCACGCCATTAAGCAATAGCTTGGCATTATCAATACGTGAGAAGTTGAGAGAACCAGATGGTTGAGACTTGGATAAATTGAGACAGAATGGCCATGTGTACACACTATCTTGAACAAGACTGTCAACACCGAGAGCTGAGCAGTGCATTTCTGGGACAACGTCGTGGTGGTAAATGTTCGACATATTTTCAAAGAGGGCAGTGCCGTTGATGTACAATGAACCCGTACCGAAAGTGTAGTTAGTGTCCCAATCGGCGTTGTTAATATTACCCGCGACCAAGTGGAGCGCCTTCACTGGGTGGTTGAAATAGGTAAGATCGAATTCGCTATCGGCTTGAGTGCCTGGTTGGTATTGTACCTGCGTAATCAACAATTCATGTTCATTGTCAGTGAAGAACTTGCGTTCATCGGTGTCCAAGTAAATGTAATTGGCGTAGATCTTTGGAGTTCCAACCGCAGTGTACTGATCTTGGATCTTAATGCGCAATTCAACCTCGTGATACTGGAGAGCCACAAGCGGGAGGGACTTTGTCCAGTCTTCACCGAAGAAGAATGGAATGACATAGTGGTCACCATTTGAGTTGTTTTGGGCAGTTTCAACGGTGTGTCTCATTGTAGCCTTGGCGGAGTTGTCATTGTACAAAACATTGTGAACACCCTGGACAAAGAGGGAATCAAGTTCACACACCTTTTGCCCACCAACCCATAATTGGAAAGTGGTTGGCTGGGACGCAGATGTATCAAACATGGCGTTGTTACCACCTGGCAAAGCAATACCTTCGGCTTCAATCCAGATGTAGCTCAAGAGGTCACCCTTGGAGCGAAGTGGGACGACGACTTCATTTGAGGCACCGAAGGTACCAATGTAGTCCACGCGCTCTGGACGCATAGAAAAATTGGTGTATCGCTTGTAGTTTTGTCTGAAGAAACTGACCTGAGGTTGACCAGTGATGTAGACATCCTGGGCACCTTTACTTACAAGGTCAATCAAAGCGGCTGACATTTTTACTAATAAAGTATATTAAAATTTTCGGTGGATGTTTACACAACCGAAGGATGGTAGTCTTCCAAGCAATCACTTGGGAATCCAGAGATACAGATGAAGAGCATTTGATCAGTATCTTTGGTAAGACCGAGGATGGGAAGTCTGTCTGTCTCACAACAGCATTTACACCTTATTTTTTTATAAAACTTCCGGGGAATATTGATAACGCGAAGGTTCAAAGAATTTACAACATCCTTGATGAAAACTGTAGAGAGTCTCTGGTGGCATATTCCGTCATGAAGTCCAAAGATGTTTGGGGATTTCAAAACAATGAGGAGTTTGTGTTCATGAAACTTAACTTCAAACATCTTCAAGCGCGTCGCCTTGTAGACTCCTTTCTGAGGAGGCCACTTGATAGAACCCCAGAACTTTTCAGTATTTTTGGAGTAAGAAACATGAAAGTCTACGAATCCAACCTGGATCCTGTATTGCGCCTGATGCATCGCACCGGTATCCAATCTACTGGGTGGTTAGATACGGGAGATAAGTGTATTCGTTCACACCTGGCTCACGTTGATATGGATCTCTTCTGCAATGATTGGACAACCCTCAAGCCTGTAGCTAGGGATGATATGGCACCATTTGTTGTGGCCTCTGTAGATATTGAATGTAATAGCTCCACGGGTAAATTTCCTGATGCGGATATTCCCGGGGATGCATGCTTCCAGATCGCAATCTCCCTGTGTAAGTTTGGCTCTGATGAACCATACGATAAGACTTGTCTCTGTTACAAGACAACAGACCCTAACTTGGAGGGTTCCACAATTCAAAGTTACGAGACGGAGAGAGAAATGTTAGAGGCTTTTCACAAATACATTCACACAAAAGATGTAGATATTATCACTGGTTGGAACATCTTTGGGTTTGATATGGAGTACATATATAAGCGTGCTCAAATCACTA